ATCAGGAGCCTGGATGTTAGTTTGTAGAGAAGTATCGCGGTTATTCATGAAGCGATAGGCAAAAGATTCCATATCCAACATGAAGGCATAACCAGCGTAATCCTGAACAAACAACGGATCATGTACGATATTGACCGTACCGAAAGCCGTTACCCAAGTCGAAACTTTCATACCGTAAGTCGTAGACACTGGTTGCATCAAGATCTGACCGCGAGCGATTTCATTAATCGCCTGCAAGACAATACCACCAGCAAAGATACACTTGGTATCATTACCGTAGGTGAAACCTTCACGCAAGAATGTGTTCATATCCGGAGCTGTCAAAGGACCGCCCTGATTCTGAACATACGAATTTCCGGCATTAATAAATTCATGTACACCGCCAGTACTGCGCCGTGGATGACCGTAGAGACCAGTATCGGCATATTTCTGACCCCACCAGAAAGCGCGTTCGATATCGAGAGCATGCTCGGTACCTTTCTTTGCACGCTGGAAAGGAAGATCCTTGCCACCATACAAATTAGCCTCTTTCTCAGTGTTAGACAACGCAATGGTCGTCTTGAAGATCTGCATCTTCATGTTAACTTACTGTCTCCAGTAAGATCCGACTATATCTTCAATCTTTTGATTGTTCGACATATAGTCTGTGGGAATTTGACTTAATTACACATATAGATTATACTACTACTATATGATAATAAAAACTTGTCCGGTTTGTAAGAAACAATTTGAGTCTCTCAGAAGAGACAAAACTTTCTGTAGTAGAGAATGTGTTTATAAACAATATAATGATAACCGTCCCAGGAAAACCCTAAAAAGTTACATTAAAGCAGATTTATTAAGAGAAAAACATATTCCCCAAAATCAACTTGAAGTTATCTACGGCACCATTATGGGTGACGGATGCTTGATTTTACAAACAAATAACTTCCATCGTCTTTCTTTATGCCATAATGAGAAACAACTTGAATACTTAAAATTGAAAAGAAATATCCTCGATTCAATTTTTCTAAATAATACCTGTTCTAACTCTAAAACATCTTTTGGAGGTATTCAGTATCATGCTCACTCAGTTTCACATAAAGATTTAACAAATATTTATGGAATCTTTTACCGTAAGAATAAATTAATTACAAGAAAAACACTTGAACTAATTACCCCAACGAGTCTTCTTTTTTGGTACTTAGATGACGGTTCAATGATCAAAGGATCAGGAAATGCAATCATTCTTTGCACTGACTCTTTTACTTTATCCGAAAACCAAACTATCAAGAAGTGGTTTTGGCAAAAGTATCAACTGAACTGTAACATTATGTCTGTTAAAGGAGGTTTTTCCGATAAAAATTATTATCGAATTCGCTTTAACCAAGAAAACACCATCAGATTCCTAAATATAATCTCTAAAACAGAATTTTTTCAAAGAGCGTTACAAACTTTGCCTTACAAATTTTTACCATATTATTAAGTCATCTTTTCTGCGGATTGTGTCTATTTATAGAATTTTTAGGGGTCGCCAGTAGCTCACGCCAACCTGGTATCCTATCTATAACCTAACAACATATCCCCGCATTTAGTCGAATTTTACTACACCCAGACTTTAGACAAAGTGTAGTTCGTCTGTGGAGAAGCTTGAGTCGAGTTCACATTTCGAGCGCCAGAGTTTTCCTCGTTGACGTTACCGATAATGAACAACCCATCTCCATCAGCCATCGCAGCGGCAGCTGTAGAACCAAATCCACGAGCAGCAGCAACAATTGTGGTCGCAGCCACAGTTCCGACGGTGAAACATTCACCAGTTCGAGCATTCTTTACAAGGTCTCCCAGAGTAAAGATTGCACCAGAACTTGAACCTGCACCAGTAAGCGTAACGGTCTGATTCGCGGCACTGGAAACTGTTCCAACTACGCGCGCGTAACGACCGCCGTAAACATCTTCGAACCACTTGACAAAATGTTATTTATGTGTTTTAATATTTTCACATAAAGGTAAGTCATTTCTGCTTACCTCTGTATGTCGCCATACAGATCAGACTATATCTTCTACCACTGCAACACAGTGGAAGCTTCTCGTTTAGTCGTTGAGGGTGAAACTTGATAATTTGTCAAAGTTTTTACTTTTAGAGCGAATTCTTTGTCTTTTTCAGGATTTTTGATTTCTTCGCCCGATGCAATTCTGTTTCTAAAAGTTATATATTCTTTGAATAATTTTATTTGTTGACTTTTTTGATGCGTATATAATTTTCCATCGACAGCTTCAATCAATTTTGACATTGAACGATAGCCTTCGATATTTATTATTATATACCTTTTTGCATTTGGAAATCTTTTATCTGGATTATGTAGAGAGTAATAAAATTTTATTCCTAAAGAGACAAAAATCTCTGAAACCTTTTTTATTAACCCCATATCCGTATTTCCTATTTGCAATCTTGTTATGAATGAATCTTGACCTGAATTTACCCCACATCTTTTGTTTAAAGTAAATGATCCCTCTCCATCAATAACACCGGCCAACCAATTTAAAAGTACAATTTCCATAAGTTTCTTTCCTGCGGATTGACTGCACCTTTAGATTTTTACCATTCGGTACTAAAGGATACTCCAGTGTTTCCCGCATATAGTTAAGTTTATAAACCTGAGCTCAAACCGCGGTCCACTCAGGATTTCCAGTCGCTCTCTTCATAATACCAGAACCTTTCCAAGCCTTACCATCCCACACTTTCCCGACATTTGTCAAGAGAGTAACGAGAGGGTGCTTATTTATTTATGTTAACTATATGTTGCCATATAGATCAGACTGTATCTTCATCCAAATATTGGAGATTAGCGTGCAGTCGTTGAGGCGACAGAACATCTTTCCACTTTTCTTTTTAAAGTAAAGAAAAGTTTTGCTTTAAAGAAAGAAATTGGTTTTACATTAAATCTACAGAATGGAGTTCCCTTCTTGGTTAAGAATCGTTCAATTTTTAGGCAAGTAACACCTAATCTAATTAACAATTCTCTGAACTCATATATCCATCCATTTCCAATTCCTCCAATACCAATACGATATTGAAATTGAGGAGAATTCTTTCTTTTTGTCTTACTTATCCAACCATCCCCGTCCATGATCCCCGCTATGAACCATTTCTGAATAAACGGTTCTGAATTTATAATCTGTAAAGGGATACAATGCTTTTCTGATGTTATTTTCCTTAAGAAATCTGCATACTTGCCGATTCCTATCTTAATTACATAACGTTTTTGTTTATTCCAACCTTTTTTATCCGATCTTTCACGAAGAGAAGATTTTGTATTAGGAATAAATAATTTCCAATACCCCAAAACCCTTTCCGTAAAATCTTGATCAATAACCTGAAGGTTGAAATTGCAATTAGTAATTGAAGCGTCGGTTAAATAAACACCGATTAGATAAGCAAACTCTTTTGAAGTTATTCTATCTTGCCTGCTGATTGTCTCTAAATTCATATTTTCACACTTTGGTAATGAATCTTTCATAAGATGTATTATACTCCAATATGACTACTTGTCAAGTATAAATCAATTTAAACGAGAGTTTCCAGCATATAGCTAATTTGACTAACTTATCCTTTATCTTTTACTTTCCATTCCACATTACTGTGAAATTACCCAATAAGTCTAGGTTCGAGCAAGAAGATTTTGTCAACGGCATCTACAATCAAGCGCTGTTCAGTGCTCGAAGTTGTAGTAGTTCGCTGATAGCCAGTCGCAGCAGTATTGATCACTTGACCAGTCTGGTGCGTAGGCTCCGTGTAATAAGGATAAGCCATATTTAATTTTTAATGAACTAACTAATAAAGCTGATAATAAGAAACAAACATGTGTGTTAAAAACAATTTTTTCTTATTAATGCTCTAGCCAAAGATATTAGGATTTGATTTAGAAGCAACTAAAGTATCGATAACATTATTGTCGCCTTGAATTCTGGTCGCATTAACCGAACCTCCGCCAGTATTTAATGCCATTCCTTTCTCAGCTTCCGCTTTATCAATATCTGCCTGCTTTTTAGCTTCCTTTTCAGAAAGTTCACCTTTAACAGCATAATAAGCAACGGCAATGTCCGTTACATCATGACTATCAAGCCATTTGTCAATTTCAGAAGCGTACTTCTGAAAATCTGATGTTCTGGCAATAAAATCATTAACATTTGATTCAAAAGCACTTAAATCATCACGTTCTTTCAATTTTGCATCGAAATCGGTTTTGATTTCTTTAGCTTTCTCCTCAATAAGTCTAGAGATTTCATCGGCTGAAGCAGTTTTTAATCCTTCCTTCCCCAAATCCTTCTTTACTTCCTCTTGAGCCTTACTAACAATTTGAGCATCACCGATAGAAATTTTACCCTCAATCGCAGCTTTCGCTAGATTTTGGTCAATTTTTCCATCAATAATGGCTTGTACGATTTCGGGACTCTTATCTAACTTGTCTAAAAGTGGGGCAATATCAGTAAAAAACTTACGATATTCACCCAACTCCGCTCCCTGTCGTCCTACAAGACTTTCTAACTCCTTATGCTGTTCAGGATCAACTTTAACTTCAGTTGTATCCTTTGCTACTGGTGTCTGCCCTATACCAAAATTATTTGGGTTTGGAACACCTCCTACTGCTGGGCTCCCCGCAACAACGGACCCATCAAATAAATTTTCTGCCATAATTTTTGTTCATAATTAATAATTAATAATCGGCTGAGCTCAAACGATAATTATCTTGCAAATTTCTTTGCAGATAGTTTCTTAGCAATTCCAATTAAATCTACTCCCGCTTTTGGAGTAGCGTTCTTAAATTTAAGCGCTAATTTAAGTTTGATTGAATCTTTCATTGGATTGTTCTCTTCTTACAATATCATTAATATTTAAAATTATCTATTCACAAAATGTCCTATTGCCCTACTACAGTCACCACCTATATTTGCCTTTTGACCACTTTCAGCTGTTGATCCTTCTGCTCTCAAGGAATCTGCTTTCTTCTTTTTGAGTTTGCTAACCACTTTAGTTTCCTCAGTCGTCCGATCTGGACCAATGTTACCGAAGGGTTTCATTCCAAGCAAATCAGATTGATCGTGCATCATTGCCTTACCTTTATCTTCGATTTTCATGTTATTTCTTTATGTGTCTTTTAATAACAGCTTTTAAATTATTTTTTTTGTATTCTTTGTCCTCCATCGACTTGAGGCCATTATAATACTCAGGATATTCCTTTATATGTGCCAAAGCGATCTTTCCAGTTTTAATTGGATCATCGTTTGTAACATTAGAATTAATACCCTCTTCTGCTGCTGCCTTTTTACCGTGCTCTAATTCAACCTTAAGACCTTTTCTAAATTGCTCAAGACCCTTTTGGCTCAATTTTGCGCCAATTTTGATAATAATTTTTCTTGATTCTTCCGTAGAAAAGTCTTTTTTCATCTATTTTTTAGCTAAATTTTTGTATTTCTTAAACGGACCACCTTCAGCATCATCTTCTTCATCTTCGACATCTTTACCTTTAACTTTTTTATCTTCATCATCAATTGACTCTTTTACAGACTTCTTAACTATACTTTTTTTTGTTTTTGCCATGCTAGTTTCTTTATTTTTTTAATAATTGACTTTTTAAGAGATACATCGACCTTTAATCTGCCCTCGTTAAATGAATTTGCTGTTGAAGTTGGACCAGAATAATTTTGATTAATATCCAACATTTTTCGTTTTCTTAACTGCCTTCTTCAAAACTGCCATCTTCTTAGCTTTAGGAATCTTAACTTTTGTAAATTTACTAAAATTGAAATCCTTAGGCGTTTTATTCTTTGGCATTACAATCTTTGGTAGCTTAAAAGAAGTTGCCTTTGGCACTTTACTTAAGCTACTGATTCTAGAACTTTTCATTGCCATTTTTATTTTTAATTATACCACATTTATAATTTAATTAAATAACACCATACGCTCCTCCGTTTTCCTCTATGTCTTTTTCTTTTTTATATTTAGGATTTTCTGTTTTTTTTGATTCAAACTTTAAAGAAAGAACTGCATCCTGTAAATCAAGCATCCCTGTAATTACACCCTGATACTGAGATATTTTTGACGGTTCCTTAACTGGATCGATTATTAGAAATGAATCCTGAATTGAAGCAATTCTTTCTTGATTGTATTTAAGAATTGCAAACCAAACTGGTGTTCCCTCTAATGCCCTGAGATGAGTTCTCATATCCTCGTTTGACATCTCTCTTACAGCTGTACGAATGTCATCTGTATAATAATCCTTGATTTGATTAGTTTTATTCATATTTTATATTATTTAATAATTATTTATACCTTTTCTGAAACGTCTTTACCTTTTGTATATTTTGTATAACCACGCATTATACTACCAGGTTTATAATCTGGTTCCATCCAAGATGGCTTTACTTCAGTCTTCTGTTTAAATTCTGGTTTAAGAGTCTTTCTAATAGTCTTAAACTTAGAATTAAAGTCTGAAACATCTTTTGGTGTAGGATTTATGATCTCCCCCATGGAATTCTTCTTTGAAGTAGTAGGAAAATTGCCTGGCGTTATCTTCTTTATGGTATTTTTCAATATTTCTTTTTTAGGAGAAACAATTTCTTTAGCTTTTTTGAGAGCACTCCAAGCCCCTCCAATTGGCGCCTTTAGAGCGGCACTGGCATAAGAAACTGGATCATTACCGCCCATTAATGACTTATCATAAGCCAGATTCTTCTTAAATGTATCCTTAACACCAGAAATACCGGCTTTTACCACATCTTTCAATGGTCCACCCTTACCCATACACACCTCTTTTAAAATTGATTTTTTAGTTTTCATCTTATTATTTTTAATTTATTAATTACCTAAAGAATTTGATTTTGACTTAGGAATTGCGGTGGCGGTTGGGGGTATCCCGGGATTCTCAAGAAGATTAATAGGGGAGTCGGCTTGAGAAAAAGAAGTTTGTTCTAAACCACCCTTACCAAGATACCTTTTTAAAATAGCTTTTTTCTTATTCATATTATATCATTTTATTTATTCTTCTCTTCAGTGAATCTCTTTTAATATCCTTTTGACTCGGAATCTGACCTTTCTGAACTTCAGTTTGACTCTGAATCATTCCACCTCTTGTTACAGGAGGAAGTGGTCTTTTTAAATTGGCCTGACTAGGAATACGTTGAGAAGGAACAACCACATCAGTTAAGTTTTTAGGACCTGGAGTAGCGAAATTAGTAGAATAAGTTATTCTTGGTTTTGTCTTAACTTGGACACTAGGATTTGTTGTTGAAGAAGGAAAAACTGACTTATTTATAATTTCCTTAGGAACAATGTCATTACCTCTTGTTCGTGTCCTTAAAATATCCCGAATATCATTATGAATAGGTCCACCTTGACCTAAATATTTTTTTAAAATTGATTTTTTAGTTTTCATCTTGTTATTTACCTTTCTGTAAACTACTTGCACGATTCATTAATGCACTTTCTGGATTGCTATTTGCACTATGAATACTTGTATTTGTATTCACCTTTCCTGTCCTGTTCATCCCCCTTGGATTCGTCGTAGGAAGTTGTACTCTCTGTCCGACACCCATTACAGTAGGTGGTAATCCACCAGAACCAAGTAAATTAATAGGGGAAGAGGCCTGACCAAAACCAGAAGGAGGTGTTCCACCCGAATTACCTCTCAACATAGCTAAGGCGCTTTGTGCTACATCAGGAGGAATATTTGACGTTCCTACAGGTGGAGCTGATACTTCAGGAGATCCAGAAACCATCTCCGCCATAGGATCCGTTTGTATTGGTTGACCATCTGGACCCAACATCGGTTGTCCATCTGGACCAACAGACGACGATACCTCTTCTTCACCCTTTACCACTGAGTCGAGTGACCAGTTCCAATCCACAAGAATCTTTTGTGTAAGTTTTTGAGGATCAACAAATGGCAAATTGATAAGAAGTTGGAAAAGATCCATATCTTGCTTCTTTTTTATATCCTGTTGACCGGCAATAGATGGAAGAACAGAGGCTCTATAGTCAAATTTACCCTCCAAATCATCTTTTTGAATAATTGGGAATAATTCCTTACCATCGTCACCTACAATTCGAATAATCATGTCTTCTGTAAAGAATTGACGTGACATATCCATCCAATATCTCATTAAATCAGAAAAACCGTTACCTAAATGGTTAACAAACAGCCTAACGCGTTCCAAAGTAGACTCTCGAAGATGCCTTACCTCTGTTGCAGACCCTGCCGACCCACCTGCACCCATCGAAAAATCGTCAACGCCAGAAGCATAACGCATATCAGCCTTCAAAAGATCTTCTTCCTTGTAAGCACTGGCTTTTATATCACTAAACTGAACTTCCCGGACGCCATTTGGGTCTACAGAGTAAATAATACCGAAAGGACGCGTTACAAGTTCCTCCTTGTTGATATTTGCCAATGGATTAACGATCCACATCTTATGGATTGACAAAGTAGCAGAATCAAGACGTTGATTCTTGATCATGTTCATCATAATTTGAGGATTTTCCAAGATCATTGGCAAACCATAACCCTCAAATTCACCTGGAACCTTCAAATAAGGAAAATCAATGAAATTTGCTTCCTTAAAATCGTAAGGAATAGGCATCCAACCGTCCTTAAAGATAGGTGTCCAACTTCCGCCAACGTGAACAGAGTAAGAATCAGCAAAAGGTTGCGTCCATTCGAAAACTTCATACATCTGTAAGTCAGGATCACCGAAATTATTATATTTATCACTACCAAATCCATAGGCTGGTCCATTAAAAGTACTAATTCCTTTAACAATTAGGTCTTGATTTTGTTTTACTTGGACACGAATAGAGGCATAATCACTCAAATCACCTCCTGGATTATTCAATGCTAGTTGTAAACGCTCAGGATCAGCGTTGGGATAACGTCTTTTAATCTCTGGTGCAGTCAAAACCAACCTTTTAAACCAATATTGCTTGTTTTGACGTTCGGTATTGTGCCAATCATACATGAGTGAGTAATTATCTACCCATTCAGCGCACGGAGCATCATAAAAAGTTCTTTCCTCCTCCTTCCATTCATATTTTTTCCTTAATATATCCTTTGTTTTAAGAAATTTTTGCTTTCTAACATCTTTTTTCCAAAAAACCTGTAAATATCCCATGCCATAGACAAGAGAAGAACGAACTACATCTTCTGTCGTCTTGTCCATCTTGGAAATTTCCCATAAATAATCACCGAGTTGTTGTTGTTTTTCAGCTTTTAGTGCATCTTCCTGAGTTCTGCCTTGGACATCAAAATCTGGTCTAGCATCTAAAACACGAGGCATGAGGGTTTCCACTACAGCCTGAACGTAGGGTACAAATATATTTGATTGCCAAGACTTTATTTGAAGTTGACGATCTCCGTTATAAGCAATATAAAGTTTATAAGATCGATCAAGACGAGGTTTGATTACCCGAAGGAAATATTGACGTGCATCTTGCATCTGAAGATGAAATTTCGACTGGAAAGAAACTTCCTCAGGACCGTAATCCGACGGGGTATAGGTATTAAAACGCGTATATTTATTAATTATGATAGACATTTTTATAATTTTATCACAGTCCCGTGATTATTAATATCCAGCCGGAGGCATATAATTTTGATAATTCAATTGTGTCATTGGTTTATCACTTAAAACCTTGAATCCTTGTAAGGCAATCGCCGTCGCAAAAATAGCATCATCATGATATCCGTCCATCGCAACCATATTATTAGCATCGTTAAAAATAAAAACCGTCATTTCATCTACTGTCTCTTTTGAATGTAAAGTAATGGTATCTTCCCTTGTACTTTGCTCAAATTCGTCAATTAAAATTGGCCGGGTTAATTTAGTTGTCTTCCAACCTAATTTGTCACTCCAAGGATTTCCAATTGTATCAAATCTTGCAGGACGAAAATACAAAGAAGGATAAAGCATTTGCTTAAGAATATTTAACACAACACTTCCGTGCGCCTCTGCTTCTACCACCATCAGGGCGTTATTGTACTTTCTTCCCCACTTGTCCAGGACTTTTGCAAATTTATCTGGGGCAATATGACCACGCCAAAAAGCGACCTCTTCCCCACTATTCCTATCTAAAATTACAGCAACGGCATAGTCACCCCCGGTTACGCCCTCTGAACAGTCAGCCCCAAGAACATAAAAATGACCATTCTCTGGTGGTTTATAAATTCTAAATCCTTCTTCTTCCCGAACAATATGTTCAGATCCATCAGCCATCTTTACTGAACTACCTACCTTTAAAACTCTCTTCCTTTGCAAGTTAATTGCTTCCTGTGTAAAAACAGATCGTCCAGAAATTAAAAACTCAAGAGCATAGTTGTTATTAAACTTACGCTCATTATTCATTCTTCTCTTAATTATCTCTATTTCTGATTCAGAATAATTCCACCACCACCCATATTCTTTTTTTATATAATCGTTATCAGAAACCCACATTCGATGGAAATAATCTCCCACAGCACCGGGAGAAGATTCGATAATTATTTTCCCGTTTACAGGAACAGACGCCTCGAGAGTCACCATTTTTTCTTCTGTTTTATCCCAGAAAGGCACCTCAGTCAACAAGGCATAATTTATTGTATATCCTCGACCAACGTTCTCAGTAGAAGGAAGAACTAAAATTTTAGAATCCACCTTCGGAAAAGAAATTTCATACTTAGAGTTGTAATGGATCGTTGGTTTTATAGCGTCTGGAGTTGTCCTATAAAAAGTTTTAATTTTGTCCAAAAGTTCAGCCGTTAAGTCGTTGTTGTACCCAACTAACGCTGTCGTTACACCAGCAGTAGTAATTGTTTTATGATAAAGAAATCCAGTAACGGCAGTTGAAAATCCGATCTGCCGCGCTTTCATTATAATAATACGGTTATTTCTTTGAATCGTATTAAAAATATCAAGTTGCGCAGGTTTAAGAATAAAGGGAACTAAACCCTTTCCTTCTTTTCCTTTGATTCTACAAAAATTCTCTATGTAGTATCTAGGATCAGCCAGTTGTTCAATTCCAGCATTAGTCATAAAGTCCTCTTGATTCTTTATTAGCCTTTTCTTTAGCAATTCTTATGTGTTCAGGCATTGGAGGTTCTATTACCTTATATTCAATTATTTTTTCGGGTTCACCCTTTTTTTCTGCCTCAGAATTGAGTTTTAAAAGAATATCTTCCCAACCGCCACCGCTAATAGCGGTTTCTTCATATTTATCTAACCCGATAGACTTCAAAAGCATATTCAAAGCAGCCAATTTGTCTGACGACTTATAAGCATTATCTATTTCATGTTTTACATTACTAACAATGTAATCAAAAGTAATTCCCGCCTTTGATAAAGCAGCATGATATTCTTTTCTCATGGCAACCTTATCTAAAGTACGATAAACCTCAGCCACTGTTCTAACACCAATTAATTCTTTTAACTTTTTTGGATCTTGGGTGATCTTTAAAGCCTTAAGCAACATTATTTGCTGAGTAGTATTCTGAGCGTTGTAAGGGTATTTACCTTGGACAAAAATAACCGGTTTTAATTTCATATTATTTTTTTCTTCTAGCCCTAACTGGTAATTTATCTAAATCCCTTATATAAACCAGGACATAGGAAGACCCACGATTACTCATTAGGCGATATCTTTCTCTTCCTAATTTTTCGTTAATAGAACTTATATGGTTAATTACATAATCTATAAACTTAGAATAGGTCATCTTACGTTCATCAGCAATTTTAAGTAATTCCAATCTGTCATCCATCTTAGACACTAACGGTAAAAAATCTAAAGAAATATTTTTAAATGGGAATTTATAATATTCAGGATTTTTAAAAGGATTTTCCTCTACGAACAATGGAAACAATTCAAGAAAATATGTTTCTAATGATGGAAAAATCCTACTCTTTGTAATAGGTTGAACGTCCTTACCGACAATCCGTCTTACAAATTTAGAAAAACCAACGCAAAAACGAGGAGAATTATTCTTCATCTGAAGAGTAGACTTTTCCCCACTATATGAAAATTGTAAACGCAACCAAGATAACTTTACTGCATTATCAAAAAAAGAAGAATAAAAATCAGTTAAAAAATCCCGACTAAGATTAATATATTCATTTAAATCCATCCCATTAGAAACTGAAATATGATCTAAATTTAATCTAGCTGGATTTCTTATATGATCAGAAGAAAAAACATCTTCGTATGTTTTAGGGTACTGTTCCATTGTTTTTTATTTATATTCATATTTATAACCAGCGAAAACTATACTAACGCAGAACCTTCTTCTGGTGACGGAAGAACTTGCTCGTTTTGTACTTCTGGACTTTCAGAATCACCATTAAGTAAAGTCTTTAATGCCTGTTCAACCTGTTGATAGAGTTCTGGATTATTCTGTTTTATCGTATCTAAAAATTCTTTAACTTCTTCAGGATTATTCGGATCGATCCCTTTGGATTCGAATAAATCAAATAGTTCCCTAAGAACCTGACTCTTAATTTCTTGTGATTGATTATCTGAAGAAAACTTTTGAGCATTAAATTCTTGATATTTTCCATCAACTTTTGCCATCATGTCTTGAAGATTAGTTCTCATTTGATCTTGAGACAGTCCGGGATCATCAACCGGCGGCTGAACCTGCTGAGGAGTTTCGTTATCTGGTTGTATTAATGGATCCATATTTTTATATTAATTAATAATTTTTATTTAGAGATTTTAGTCGTGTCCAAAGTATACATCGGAATACCCGTAGTGCCAAGTACTGAGCGTAAAGTCTTAACAATGGCATTTTCTTTTGTCATCGCGCCGACTGAACTCCTCCCTTGTTCTGCCAGAGCCGTACTTCTAAAACGGTAACTTGGAATTAAATTAATTACCTCCGATGGTAATCCACCACCGAATAAACCTAAATATCCAAGTGACCCAGGGACAACTGACTCAAGCATTGTTCTTCCAGCATAAAAAGCTTTTATTCCTAGGTTATCTTTTGTCAATTTACCTTTATCATCATAGGTCGGATAAACCGGTTGGCCAAACTGTCCTTGTGGAGCTTGGTTTGTTCCAGATAGGATTAAAGGTTGAATAAAAAAGTCTTTAATCACCTGTCCAGCTGGATCTTGCAATATCGGCATTTTATCTAACATCTTTAAGAAACGACCCTGAGCAGAATCATCATAAGTTTTTTCAGAAGGATTAAAAATGTTCATACCGTAAATTGGGATAGCATTTTTAACATTGGTGTTTATCATTCCAAAAATCTTCACAACAGTTGGTGAGTTAAGATATTGATTATACTTTTCTTGCATCGCTAGTTTCTCAGCTGGTGTCCTCGAACCGGAAATTTCACTAAGCACAAAACCAATCTTATTAAAAACAGCTGGGTTAGCAATTGCAGTTTTACCCATCTTAATCGCCATAGCGTATTGAAAAGAAAAGAACGGTGAACCCAAGATTGGTAAAGATTTCATTATCTGAACAAATCCAGGCATTGCAGCATAATTCATAAAAGCCTCCATTGAAGCTTCCACTGCTTTCAGCGGAGTAAGACGATACAATTTCTCCCCCCCCGAAATTATTGGATCTAAAAAGTCTCCTTTTACTATCGGTATCTGTCTACTCATTGTCACTAACTCCTGCTCTGTTAAACCAACTTTGGTCATATAATTAACCGAAGCAATTTTTTGAATCTGATCAACATGCTCATACATCCTTGGGAGTTTATTAACCACCAGATTAGCTCCCTGGGCTATTATATTACCCGGTTCATCTTCCACTATTTTAGCAATCCAATTTCTAAATTGATCAAGTTTCGCATTATTTATTTCATTCTCAAGGAACGAAGTAGTCTTCTCAGATTCTCTAACTGGAGCTTCTTTTGCTAATTTTGCTAAGGTTTCTGATTGTGTTGGGTATTTACCCATTGCCTGCTTCACAGATGAAATTTGTGTCTTAGTAGCTTCTTTTTCAAATTTTACAGCATCTTCAAACTTACTAGCATTTGACATAGCTGAATCAAAATCTTCCCATTGTTTAGATAAAAATGATTTTACTTCCTTAAAACCGTCACCCTTACTTAATTCTCCAATAATTCTTTGTTCGATAGACATCTTATCAATCACAGTACTGGGACTAACTCCGGTAAAAGTTCTGAAGACATTAGAATTTTTCTCCATCATCTCAGTCAAAGAATTTATATCAGATAAAAACATGTTACGTAGCTCCAATGCGGTAAGTTTGTTATTTAAAAAATTACGAGCAGACATTAATTCCTTTAAATAAGCCGCTTTGTAAGTAGGAATACCCAACATTGGACCCATAAGAAAGTTACCAGCGGTATTCACTACCGCCGATCCAACGTTCATTCCTGTTTTAGTTGCTTTCATTACAGCTGTCCAATCAACCAGACCGGTTAGAATCTTTTCAAAAGGATGCCATTCACCAGGGGTCATTTTAGGAATAGATTTTACAACATCAATAGCATTAGTTTTAACAGCATTAGTTTTAACAGCATTAAAACTATTCCAAAGTCTAACAGTTTCTTCAGCACCATCAATAACAGCTTTTTCGACTTCTACCGCTGTTGCTGGAACTGATTTAAAACCATTTTTAACATAATTAAAAATGTCGTTATAACTTGTAGCCTTTACTTTATCTATAAAATTATCATACCAAGATACCCCCGTTTTACCGTAGTCAACTACCTTATAAGCATCAACTAAACGCTTCATATTCTCACTGTCCTCAGCTATACCAGTAAGTACCTTGGCATTTTCTAATGAATCATAGATCTTAATTTTACCTGTTAGAGCTGGATTTAAGATCCCTTGAGCATTTCTTACTTCAAGATTATAAACACCATCAGCATCCTTTACTGCCATCTTAGCTAATTCATCCGTTGCTTCTGATATTGTTATAGTTGCACCTGGTTTTTCAAAATCAGCAATATCTACAAAGTGAGCTTTACCCATAGATCTTTCGAATGCAGCACCCTTCATTTTGTATAATTGTTCAACTTCATCTTTTTGTTTTGTTACCGCCAGAGTATCTGCAGGAGAATACTTAAAGAATTTAACAATCGATTCTCCACCGGAAACTTTTTTAATTAAATTTTCAACAGTCTTACCTACAACTCCAGACGGCAAACCAGTAAGAATTCCTTTTCCTAATTTATCATAAACACTTGTTCCCATTAAGGAATCATATTTATCAGCATTTTTAATCGCTTTTGCTCCAATTTTTGCCACTATGTCAGTGTACCCTGGAACATTATGAGCAAAAGGCACCAACTTCATTGCAGTTGCTGTTTTTTGTTCAACGCCAGATTTTAATCCTTCCCATCCAGTTTCAAGTGCCTTGGTAGGACTCCACCCTCCACTAACGGCATTCTTAACTTCTGCCACTCTAGAACCAATAGATTCTCCTAATGGTTTCAATCCACTCTCTGCTACTTCTCTCAAAGCCGTCTCCCCTAAGTTTTTAGTCCCCGTCTTTAAGCCTCCTTTTATCAATCCCGCTCCCACTCTGGGGATAAGGGCTGCCGTCCCAGCGGTTGCCCAGTTGATCGGATCCAACGCTACGTCTAAAGCAAAACCCAAAGGAATTTGGACAAAACGTGGTGCACCAAATTGAGTAAGAACATTACCGGCAGTAAGACCCGTTTCTATCGCTTTATTGATATTCCCCACTAAACTTGATTCTGTTCCTTTTCCCAAAGCATACTGAGCAGTACCAACAACAGCATTCAACGGACGTTGAATTGCTTTCAAACCGCCCATCAACCAACCGTCACTTTTACCAGTTTCTTCTGCTGGAACATCAGTATTTGCCCCATACCATCGATTACGCAGTTGAATAGATTTTATATCCTCAATCTGTTTATTAACCGACGACAACTGATTATTAATACTTACATCCGATTTAGTTGGATCAGTATTTGGAGCAAAAGCCGTCGGTGAATTTTGAAGTTTTCCACCAAGAAGAGTTGATCGATTTTGTAATGCCTCAATAGGTGTTGCCATTTAATTATTTTAACACAGTCCCGTCTTCACCGAGAGCATAAAAGAACTTCTTCACCTTATAATCAGGAATAAATTTAACTGTTGCCTTTGCTGGAAGAGTGCCAGATCTTCCATTAACGCTAACAAAATTACGCGATTTATGAATCTTCAAAACAAATTCTCCCCAGTCAGGAAGTTTAATTATTTGACGATTAGTTAATTCTCTAGACATAGTTCGAACCATTCCATAAAAAATATCTTTAACAATTCGAAGATCCACTGTTCCGGAATTAATTGCTACTTGTTTGAAGAACTCATCCGGTGTAATACTTTTCATAACTATTTAGTTGCTTCGGCCCACATCATCTCAGTAAGATAAACTGAATCCTTAAAAGCCCCCGCCATATGCTTGAATGATTTCTGAGGAAAATCGAATTTGGATGAAGTCGGATAAATAGTTAAAACAATATTCTCTAGCTTGAATCCAGCGTTAACTAGATGATAAACCAGGGACACAGGATTAAATGGCGTCCGATGATATTCTCCGTCAGACATTTGATGTCCATAAATAACCTGAGAGAGAGTGAGATATTGTTTATAATCTTGATCAGTCAAGAGTGGCTTACCAGTAATGTTATCTGTCCATAGTCTAGCTAATTCATCAAAATTAGTTGTTTCCAAGCCAAGTTTGCCGCCCGGCTTAAGCACTCGATACATTTCTTTAAGCGCAGTGGGAACCATTCTCATTCCGATATGTTCAATCGCATCGCTGCACTCTACATAGTCAGCATAATTATCTTCAAAGGGAAGAGCGCACATATCTGCTTTAACAAACTTCGCGCCCTTGGGTACACGAGCATACATGAACGGACCAGACTTAGTTTTAATTCCGTTCTTTAAATCTTCCAAAGTAAAAAAATTGTCGACGTTGATAAAATCATCAGCTAAAGAAACTCCTGACCCCAAATTAAGCCAAATCTCTTTTTTCTTTTTCATATTCATAATTTATTTTTTTTAAAGCGCAGGTACTAGGAATCGAACCCAGATTAAATGTTTTGGAGGCATTTGTCTCGACCATTAGACGATACCCACTCTCTTCCTTCTAGTAAAATTATAAAACCCGACACATCTACTACTACAAAAGATTTTTTGTTTCAACTTTATAGAATTTCTATATCGATTTGATTTTCTAATAAATTCTTTTCCACACTGAGGACATTTACAAACTACCCCTTTATCATGTCTTGCATGTAATTTATGATGTTCAGACTTACTCATTAACTCCAAATTTTCAATTCTATTATCAGTTTTATTTCCATTTTTATGATGAACAATTTCTGTTTTTAGAAGTCTTCTTCCTAAATTTTGTTCCATAACAAAACGATGAATTCCATTAACTCTGCCATTAACTATTGTCTGAAGGTATCCAGTATTTTTATTTTTATATATTTTCATGGGTATAGTATACGGGATTACATTATTAAAGTAAAGAGTAATATAATGCCGTTATACCACACCCACATGACGCAGAGATGGGGGATGACGTTTTATGTAAAACCTCATCTCAAAGGATTGAAGTTACTTCTCCTTTTCGTCCCCCAATGGGAATAAATCCCCCACCTCCGTGCCAATCACAATTGAAAGACGGTATAATTATAATCCTTGACAAGTCGCAATGCAAGAACTAAAATTACTTTGGTTCTTTGACAATCCAATCTCATAATTTAGAAGCAAGAAGTCCGCGTAGCGGCAATAAGTCTTCATCAAAAACATGCAAAAATCATCATACGAATTCGAAGTTTTAGTTAACGGCCACTCGGCCAAAGAATATTACCAAGATGGTAAAACTTATCTTGAAGGAAAAGAAGGATCGCGTTTCTCCTTAAGGATGCGCAACAACTCATCGAGTCGAGTGCTCTTCGTACCAACAGTGGATGGCTTGTCTATTCTGAATGGCAAGGAAGGCTCGTTCAAATCACGAGGTTATATCGTCGGCGCTTATGACTCTACCACTATTGACGGCTGGCGCACCTCTGACGATAAGGTAGCTGAGTTCTTCTTCTCGTCGCCTAAGGGCAGTTATGCCAAGAAGATGGGTAAGGGTGGCAACTTAGGTATTATCGGTTGCGCGGTATTCAAAGAGAAGCATAAAGAGAAAGAAATCGTTTATGCTCCAATTATTATTCAAAATCCTAATAATAACCCTTGGTGGGGAAGTACCTATACGACAATAGCATCTAATTGCTCGGGATCATTCCCACTCTCTATGCAAAATGCTTCTCTCAATTCCGTTAAAGCTTTCAGTTGTGCTAATGCAGGATCAGATTTAGGCACCGGATTCGGTCAGGATAAGTATTCACCAACTACCTCTGTAGACTTTGATCGCGCTGATAGTCCAACCGAAATCTTTTCCTTCTATTACAACACCCGGCAGAACTTAGAAGCCATGGGCGTTGAGTTTCACAAACCAGTTTATGTTTCGCCATCCGCCTTCCCCAATGAAGATGGCTATTGCGAGAGACCTTATTAAAGGTAGAGGCAATTCCAGATACGGCTTTAAATAAGGGTTAAATCGTCACCAATTATTAGAGGCAATTAGAGAAGATTGGACCAAAGGATCTGCGTTAGTACCTAAGTGGTCAAAAGGGGGTGTCTGTAGAACACTTGCTTCGGCTTCGGGAGTTCGAATCTCTCCTAACGCACCTTATAAATTAACTCAAACTAATATGAAAATCCTTGTACTGGGTCATGGTTTCGTAGGGGCGCCATTAGCTATTTTTCTAGAAGCCGACCTCTCAGTCAAACGCTTACATAAAATAACTGCCGAGGATCTCCTTCCTTATGATGTCGTAATAAACACCGCGGCCAAAACGTCAATTGACTGGTGTGAAAAGAATCGTCTGGAAACTTTTGATACCAATATCACTCAGGCGGTACGAATTGCTACTCTTTTAAAGCCCGAAGCACAATATGTCTTCTTCTCATCCGGCTGCATCTTCAAGAGTGAAGGTCCCACTGATATCAATTACGAAGACGCTCAACCCAATCCACAATGCTTTTACACTTATACTAAGTTGATGGCGGAACAACTTCTAGCGGAAGTCAGACCAAATACCCTTATTATAAGGCCTAGATTGCTTATTTCTGCTTTCTCTCACCCCAGAAATACCATCAACAAACTTCTGTCTTATGATAAAATCGTAGCTTCTCAAGAATCTGCCACTGTTTTGGAAGACTTAATGCCCAAACTTAAGGAACTAATAGAA